AAAGTAAATGGAGCAGTTTTACCTCCTAAATATCCACCAGCAATTCGTGTTCCTGCCGTAGAAAATGCAGTTGTTTGTAAATCATATTCTACGTTATCACTAAAACTTGTATATGAAAATGAAGAGGATAAAGTAGCATTAACAAATAATCCCCATTCAAAATCTCCATTAGATATGTTTAAAATATCTACTCCTGCTGGTACTATTACAGCATATGGTCTTGAAGTTTTAATTCTAATTGTTGCAATATTATAATAGGTATTTGCTGTTGTTAAGTTTACACCGGCATTAATCTGTGCTGTTCCAATCATTTCCTCTAATCCTTGTGGAGAATATCCACCTTCAGAAATACAAGAAGAACATATTTGTTGTAATGTATAAGTACCCGCTGTTAATGTTCCAGCTCTTTCAATCTCATAACGAATTGGAAGATTGGCTGTTTGCATGTAAACAGTTGTTAAACTATTAGCATTATAAAAAGTATGTGCTGTAATTAATTGACCATTTATAACAAATCCAACTCTAACAGATCCAACACCTAACCATTCAATATCTATAAATAATATATTAGATGTAGCTGCATTTAAGGTAAATCCACTTGCTCCAGTTCCATTTAAAGTATCTCCATTCCAACTAGACTGTGATATTTCAGTATCAACTGCTGCACCTGATGTATAAGTTCTTCTTACTATTTTAAGAGTTGTTCCATCAGCATAAAAAAATATTCCATTATTTGCATCAAATAAACCAACCTTTTGTTTTAAATTTGCAGTTAAAGTATTCATTACAAATGTATTAAAAATAAGTAATGATTTACCAGGTTGATAAGACATAACTCTATTAGATTGTCTTACTGTTTTAGAACTTGCTGCTTCTGTTACATTTAAATTAACTGTAGATTTATTAGATGTATAAGTAACACTTCCACCATTTGCAGTAGTTGCATTAAATAAAGTGTTCTGTGACATTATATTCTTACTGTCAAAGATAGTTAAAGGATTAGAAACTCTTATTCTTCCAAATGCATCAACGTTATTACCACCAATACTGATGGGCTGAGTTGTAGTGTTTATATTTTCACAGGACATTAGCAGCCAAACCTCATGTTAAACCATGTAAATCTTTGTAGCTCTTGTCTTAATTCTTCTTGAAAAGAAAAATTTAATTGATCTTTTAATGTCTCTAAAGATTGTAGAATCTGTCTTTGATTATCTGGTGAATACTCTTGACTTGGTTCAGGTATGTATGTTGTAATTTTTGCCATTATCTTCTTCCATCAGGTTGAATGTCTACTCTAAATAATCCATATCTCCAATTTTCATCTGTAGATTCATTTTCAACTTTAATACTCATTAATCTATTTCTTGCTCTAGTATCTATCTTAGTTGTAGATGAAGTTACAGTATATGGTCCAAGCATCTGACTATCTTGTGTTTGAGATGGATAATTTCTTAATAATAATGTTACCTTAGCATTTCCTGTAAGTATTTTAAAGTCGGGTATAAATCTATTTATCTTCATTAAATACTGACCATCTCCTTCTATATCTAAATCAAAGTCTCCAGATTCAATGTAAGCAGAAATAGCTGTTTTAACTCCAAGTGCACTTACATCATTAACACCTGTTTCATGTTCATAATACTCTGAAGATCCATATGTATTAGTTACACCATTAATAGTTGGAAATGTTGGAGTTGTTGTTGGTAAGTATTTTGTTGCATAAGGTTTATCAAATGTTTGAGCATCTGAATAAGTTGTTCTAGAAAGTGACATCGTGGTCCAGGTGTTTTCAACGAAGTTATAAACTACAGATCTATTTATTTGAGATTCTCCGGCACTTGGATAAAACCAAATTACTTCATTATATAAACTATTGTGAGAACCATAAACAATATCTGAAGCATTGTAATTTATACCCAAATTAGTTCCACCTGTTGTGAATACAAAATCTTCAACAAGTGATGGTAGTTGTTTAACAGTACCATCATAAACAAAGAATCCTCCACCGAAACCCATCCAGAATACAGCACCTTGTGCAAAGACTATTGAATGCTGACCAATACATCCGCAATTTGTACCAACCTGTCTTATTGAAAAGACAAAAGGAGGTCCAACGAACTGCATCACATAAGCTGCTTGATCTGTTAAAATAAATATATAATCCTTACCTTGTATAGCTCCGACAATAAAATTTCCTGTGTCTAATCTAAATGTACCTGCTGTATTTGTTGCAGTAGGTGCCCAAGTATTATAATCTTCTTGGTTTGAAAATCTTATAAACATTGGATCTTGTGTAGATGGTGTTCCAATTGTTGTCTCTGTTCCTAGTGCAATTAAATGTCTATCTCTATCTGATACTATACTCATAACAGAAGCTGTTGGAGCTCCTGCAATAACTGTTGCTCTAGTTTGTAATGCACCACCAACGGAAGGATTCCAAGAAAATGTTTTACCATTTTTAATCGTTGCAATTAATATTTGTCCAAAATTATCAAACGACCAGTTACCTGGTGATAGTATTACAGTAGCTGAAGTACTTGCTGCACCCCAAGCAACGGTACCCCAAGTAGATGTTCCCCAACCATAACCATATGTTTGAGCTGCAGGTCCAATATTAGCATAAGGAGCAAAAGATAAAGATCCACCACCTGTGACCCCTGTTCCAGTTTCAGCCGTTGTCATTGTAACGGTAAAAGTATCTGCTGTGGGAACTGTTTTTACTTCAAAAATATTTGTTGTAAAACTTGCAGACGTATAACCTGTTGTAGTTGGTCCTGGTGTTGTTGCTGCTGTAAATTTAATATAATCACCTATCTCAAGTCCATGTGCTACCTTATTAATAGTAACTGTTGTAGATGATGTTACTGATGTGTAAGTTGCTGCAGTTAAAGTTGTACCAAGTGGTGTAATATCATAAAAAGCACCACTAAAATAAATAACTAATAATTTATTAGTTCCAATAGCTGCATATTTATTGCCCTGTAAATCCGTCCATGTGTGCTGGGCTCGGGCAACTCCAGCTAATTCTTTATTTAAAATCTCTTGCCATCCACCTATTTTTTCAGGATATCCATATCTAAATCTAACAAAATCACCATCAATCCACTGACCTTCTGCAGCAGTTGAAGTATCTTGTTTATTAAATCCAGCTTTTAATGGTATCTTTTTTAATGGCATAAGGTAGTACTATACATGATTATTTTATAAAAGCCAGAAAGCTTATATATCAGATACTTAACTACTTAACTATTTAAATAATCTTTTAATAAATGCTTTAAAGCCACTGTTTGCTTTATAATATTCAATGCATTCAGCAATGGTTTGCTGTCTAATGTACTCATCTCTAATTTCTTGTGAAGTAGGTTGTGGTAATGGTGAATCCCATCTATCTATAATAAATTGACCTGCTGAAGTTAGATCATAACTAGCGCCAGGAGCTAAAGATTTCATTACTGTATTAATACCCCAAGCAAAACCATTTTCATTTGTATATGCTTTAATTGTTTCTTCTATAGTTAATTTAGGCATTATAAAACAAGTTCAGTTAAGGATTTATTATTACCAATTGTTCCTTTAATAAATACATTAAATGCAAGACTAATTCTTGTATTATCTCCCTCTTTAGTTTCTACCATATGAGTTAATGATGATGGAAATAATATAATATCTCCTGTTTTAACTATAAACCACCAAGTCTCAGAATTATATAAATTCCAATCTTTAATTTCTGGTTTAATGGTTTTATATGTATCATTAAAAAATTTAATTTTATCAAATTCTTCACGACAATTAATATAAAAAACTCCAGATACTAATGAATTAGGATGTGCATGTTTATGATGATATTGATTTGTTTCTGTGTAGTTTAACCAAGACTGAGTAATATAAGGTGTAATTGCATCTGTTGGAGATATAACTTTATCAAAATAATCTTGTACTCTTAAATCTAATTCTTTTTTAATATTAGCAAAAGGCTTTTCATTAAGAATATAATTATTGTTTGTTGTTATATTGCCTTCATTTTTATAGAAATCCTTTTTAGATTTATCTACAAACTTTAATTCTAATGGTGTCAATTCTCTATCTAATTTAGATATATAGACAGGAGTTGGAAATATTCCATTTACTGTTGATTCGATCATTCTTTCTTAAATATAAACTAAATTATATTTTTTGTAAACTATTGTTTTGTTTTAATTTCCCAATTTATAATAGATTCATTCCAAGAATAATACTCATTTTCTTCTAAATCTGTTGTTGGCATAGAAACTGGCGCATTCCAAAGACAAGTAGTTTCGTTTAATATCCAACTATTGAAAGGTTTTTTAGGAATAAAAGCATCTCTATCCTCATCATAAGTATAACCTATTCCTGCATGATTTTTTCTTAAAGGAGTTCCTCCATTATTATGAACTCCACCATGAGTATTGTAAGATGTTTGTTTCCATACTGGATAGCCAGTTAATTTTGTTAAAAAATCTATACCATTAACTTCTTGCTCTATTCCATTAGAATCTTTTAATTCGTTATTATGAACTGAAAGAACTTCAATTACTTTATTATTTAATCCTATTTTTGCGAATGATGCCATTATGCTGTGTAACTCCCTGAACCTGTAAATGTTAAAACTGTTTTTCCTGAAACTCCTGTTGCAACAGTTGGAGATCCAGTAGTTGTTCCTGTATAGCTTGCATCAGGCATACTTAATATAACAACTCCTTTTCCACCTGCACCAGATGGGTTATTATTATAACCTCCTCCTCCTCCACCAGTATTTACTGTACCAGCACTTGCAGAAGCACCTGCTGTACTACCTCCAGCACCACCACCTCCAGCACCACCTGCTCCAACAGTTCCTGAAGCTGGGCCACCTCCGCCACCGCCACCTCCTCTTGTTACCGAAGTTCCTGTAATTGAAGAAGCTGTACCTGCACCTCCAGCACCAGCAGTTAAACCTACTGCTTGTACACCAACAGCACTTGCACCACCCCCACCTCCACCTCCATTATCAGGAGAACCAGCAGGAGAATTACCTCCATTATTTCCTTGACTTGGTGAAGTATTTGGAGTGTTTCCTGAACCTCCTGGACTATTTAATTGACCACCACCAGAACCACCACCAGAACCACCATTTGCTCCTGCTCTTTCAGTTGACAAACCTCCTCCACCTCCACCTCCAGCAGAAGTTATAGTTGATAAACCTGAACCTGAAATTGAAGAATTAGAACCAGAATTTCCTCTTAAATTTACACTAGTTTGTGCAGCACCACCATCTCCCACTGTTACTGTAATTACTGTTCCAGAAGATACTGTTTGAGTAGATGTTCTAAATCCTCCAGCACCACCGCCACCACTAGCATCACTAGGTGCTAAAGCACAGCCACCAGAAGCACCACCAGCTACTACTAAAAAATCTACTGAATAAGGTTCTGGTAATAAAGCATCTGTTCCTTCGTTAATTCCTGATGTTGCTAACCAACCTTGTGTTGCATCTATATAAGTTAAAATTACACCTTCTCTTTCACCAGTTAATAGTAAATTACCTGTTATACCCTCTATTTTATTTCCATTTGGATTTATTGTTAAATTATTTGTATCAAAAGTTCCTGCATAATCTACTAATTGAACTTGAGCACCTGCTGTAGGTGTTCCTGAAGGTAAAGTTACTGTACAAGCATTTGAAGTTGTATTTATAAAATATGCTCTACCTGCTACAACAGTTATAGTACTTGTTGTAACAACTGATTGCCATGCAAGACCAGAGTCTGCAAAACTTAAACTGCCTGATCCATCTGTTTTTAAAAATTGTCCAGAAGATCCATCTGCATTTGGAAATTTAATTCCATCTAAATTTATTTTACCAGAACCTTTTGGAGTGATTTTAAGATCAATATTTGTATCACTTCCTGTTGCTGAAATTTCAGGGGCATTAGCTGTTGCAGCATTTGTAATTGTAAATTCATTTACTGCACTTGCAGTTGTTGTAAATTTAATTTGTTCATTAACATTAGTGTCATTAATTTGAGTAATAATTGGAGTAGTATTTCCTGTGTCTACAATATTTGTTCCATCTGCAAATAGTATTTTTGTAGATTTATCTGCAGCTGCAAAAGTTACACCTGTCCCACCTGCTTGTTTAAATTCAACTGTAAAAGCACCTACTGTGCCATTAGCTACAACGTATGTTTTTTCAATTGCTGTTGGAATAGTTACTACTTGATTACCTGTAATTGTTCCTGTTAATTTTATAACTGCATTTCTTGCATTAGAAATTGCACCATTAGACATTGTAAGAGCTGTTGTTTGAGCTCCACCAGCAATAGAAATTGCTTCGTATCCACCAATTGCTTGTTGTAATAGATATAAATTTGTATTTGTAATTTGGCCCCATGTACCAGCGTTTTCGCCAGTTGCCATTATTGATAGCTTAAGATCTGATGAGTATATTGTGGCCATTTAAATCCTTATTTTGTTCTTATTAAAATATTTATCAGTTTTTGTCAACTAATACA